TACTGTTTCGCTACTTGATATCTCGCCAAGTCTTTGCTGGTTAATACCTGTAATAACTCCCATTTGCCTTTCTATATACTCAAGCATATTGATATGATGCTGTATATAGTTACCCATATCTGGGTTAATGGCTTTGTTTGTAGTGTTAAAGTTACCTGCTATAAGTCCCGCAGAAGCACCTTCCGTAGAAGCTTTAAATGAATCTATGATTAGATATCCCATATCTTCAGCATAGTGCATCCATTTCTCAGGTTCCCATTCGTCAGGCATCTTAGCAAAGTCAAGCTCTATCATAGGGCCTTTAAACTTCGCAAAAGCTCTTTTTACTCTATCCATGAACTCATCATACAAATACTGATAAGGACGCATTAAATCCATCATAGAGACTCCGTAGCTTGTTCCTACGTAGCCAGAGCTATTGATTGATTGATTGTTGTCTACTCTGTATTGTATTGGACGTGGGCCCATTTTAACGTACTTATCTTCTCCGATACGTGTTCCTTCCCACCATTCTCCTACCCAAATCCATTTAACTTCTTGTCCAAGTTCTGCGTTTGGCTTAAAATGTTCGTCTACGTATTGTTTTTCTACGGTGCCGTCTGGCATTGGAATGGATAATTCTCCAATCTTACGTAAACTTTTCCATACAACCCTTGTCACACGAACTCTTCCATTCTCAGAAAATGGTCGTTTAGAGGAGTTTGTAGGTAAGTTTCCGTTGTCATTAATCTCGATTAAAGTGTCTAATATGTTTGTGTTTGAGTTCTCTGAGTAGTTTAACACCCTTCCTCTTGTAGGAGAACCAGCTCCGTTAGAGCCATTCTCTATGTCAGTTATATCTTTATCTGACAACTCGTCGTAAAAATAATCTATAACATATCCTACTGAGTGATAGCCATCTTCTACAATAACGTCAGCGTCATCAATACGAAAACCAGGTTCTTGCCGATACGTATACAGGTTAAGAGGCTCTATCCTTCTGACATCCATTCTACCACCTGCCATTACGTCTACGCAGTAGATTTCTTCGCCTTGTACAATAGCGTCTTCGATACCTATATTAAACTTCATATCAAGATCCATAGTGTGTCTATAGGCTTGTATTAGCTGATTAGCCATACGTTCTCTGATGTCTTTGTATTCATATATCATCCAACGATCTATATCAGCGAGCTTCTGTTCTACTTTCTGCTCATCATACCCAAACCCTAACACAACTTCTTTCACCTGGTTTATCAAAGTCTCCATATAAGCCTCTTCCTTCTCTTGTACTGCATCTTGATTAATTACTCGTGCAGTTGGTTCAAAGGAACGCAAAGACTCTTCTCCTGTCAGGAGATTGATACGTGGACGGGCCAAAGGATAATCTTGTATATGTCGGTCAAAACCATCTATACTAAAAGGATTAGATATCTTATACATATCTACTGGATCTATAATACCATTAGATAAGTCTTTGTTTATCTGTTTATTTAAGCGGGAAGTGCGTACTCCATCTTCCGTAGAGCTCTCTGTTAAAGAAACGCCAGCTTCAACACATTCCTTCATCCACTTATCAGTCTTATCTCTTGTAAGTTTCTTCTGCGGAGGAAAGTAATTTTTGTTGTTTTTGTTACTCATCGTGTTTTATTTTTATTATACAAAGAATCAAAAAATGCTTTGTTCTTATTCTTTGTTGTGCCCCTTCTTGCAACCTCTATATATCTTATTACATCTTCTCTAAATATCATCAACATAATCAATGCAGATACTCTATCAGCATTTAAGTCGGGATTCCATGCTTCTAACTCTTTTAGCATGGCTATACTACGTATAGTATGTAGGTTTAGTATTCCTTCGTCTCTATTACTGGCTTGTCTATTAAGCCAAGAATAAATCAAATCTCTACCGTATCTGTTTATTGCATCGCTTGCTGTTGTTCCGTAACTCTTGTTTCCAACGCTTGATATATTAGAGAACTTATTCTCTTTCAATATCCTTGGAGTCTCAGCAAACAGATGTAAACAGTTTTTGTTTTTAAAGTATCCGTATACGCCTTTCTTCTGATTCTCATAGTTTACGGTAGCATTATAAAACAATAAAAGCCTACGTACTTGTTCGTAGTAGTCTTCAACGTATTTTGTTCTTGCTGTGTATTCACATACTATTCTATCAGTAAATGTATCGAGTATTATAAAACTTTGTAATGATAACGCTGTATTTGAATTATCGTCATCGTCTACAGGGTCAAGTCCACTTATGTATCTACCGTATGGGATATTGCCTTCCATGTCTCTTCTCGGCATCTCAAATATCTCTACAGAACCATCAGTGTCTTGTCCTCTTAATAAAGGAAAGGCTCTTATTACTGGCTTAGATGTAGAGCTAAAATACACTCCTTTATCTTCAGAGATAAGCATCTCTCCTTTCCATGAAGAAGCTAACAATAGCTCATCAGTCTCTAATTCGCCTCTGTGAGCCTTTAAATCCCTTACAGGGAAGAAGTTACCGTTTGCAGATAAAAACATCTCTGATGGCTTTATTGGCCTATTCATCATCTCAAGCTGGATAGCTTTGATGTCAGTGTTCTTAGACTTTAAAGCTCTTACCTTCAATAGGTATTTTAAGGCCGCCTCTTCGTTGGTGTTTCCATTAGCGTCTTTAAACTGATTAAGAGCGTAGTAAGCTGGGATAAAGAATCCTATCTTTCCAGTACCTTCCCATTCGTCATCGAAAGGAACCATCTCGTATCCTTCTGGATTACGAAATATTATCTCTGATTCAACTACTTTCTCAATAGAACCACCAGTACCAATGTAAAAAGCAGAACCGAATTTTATTGTTCCTTCTGTCATAGTTGGAACGTTACTACCGTGAACTTGTAATACATTAGGAAGAAGACCTACCTCTTCGATAATCATGGTGCCATAACGACCCCCTGCTGCAGCTTCTGGATTCTGTATGGTATAGATACCATGTTTGACGGAAGTATTAGTTCCTTTCTTTACCCATTTGCCACTATCAAGCTTCTCTTCGTATTCGTAACGCCAAGGATTCTTATGGTTGTTAGGTTCTAAAGAACCTACCATTACTCTTGAAAATGGAGCAGCTATCTCATCAGAGGTGTTCTTTTTCCATTTGCCAGGAGCGTGTTCATTGCTTAATACTACTTTCTCAAGTAACTCTGCAGACTTAGAAGATAATGCGGCTCCAACAAATACCTCAGCTTTAGGAGGATTCTCTAAATAGTTTGAGTCGTATCTTCTTGTGCCATCAAACCATACATCATGGTTAATTATGGATGCTACAGTAAAAGACTTTCCCAAACCCCTCGAACCCATTAAGAACAGGTTAAGTGCTTGATTGCCATATAAAGGCAACCCAAGAGGTTTGGGAAATAATTGTCTTAAATAATCTCGTACCGGTTTGTATTCTTTTAGAGAACCATCCTTTCTTATGACCTCTTTAGGCAATACAACATCTGTATCACCATCCGTAAAAGCTTTTAGATTCCTATTACACGACACTTCGTCGTCTAACTCAAAACCAGAGAACCCTTTAGCTTCAAACCAGTTGTACATAATCTCCCACTCTAAATCTCTTAGAACAGGTCTCATTGGCGCTTTAGCAGCCTCTATAAACTCTCCTTCTTTGTTGTGAAGGATAGTCCCAAAATTAATATATGTGTATAGATGCGGCGTCATAAATCGCCACTTTTCGCTTTTTATTGCTTTGTGATCTATAGTTCCAGAAACGTCTACGGAAATGTTTTCATCGTCTGGCCCCCAGTATCCCTCAATGCAACGCCTTTTCTGCATCTTCCACCATGTCTCGTACTTCAAACTATCAGGATGATGGTCTGGAATATGATCTATAATAAAATTCTTCCTATTATTGATCTTTATAAATCCCATTAGAAACCTCCTTTTTCTTGTAAGCCTTTGCGCCTACCTCCTTTTAATTCTCCTCCAGACTTTAACTCTTCTTCTACCGTCTTCTCTAATGAAGCGATTACACGAAAAATCTTATCGCTATTAGTTATGATTGCGTCTAAGTCTTTAGCATTATCTAAAGTATATTTAGTCTCAGCAAGGAACTTAGAGCGCTCTATCAATTTGTCTTTATACATTAATAAAGCTCGTTGTGTGGATGTTAACTGCGCTTCTCTGTACTCTTTAATGACGTCAGCATATACATCCCAACTAAACTGCTTGTATTCTTTAAGAATGTCGGCCTCTATAATCTGTTTCTTCTCGTCTTCTGGTAAATGTCTTAACTTATTACCATCGTCCATATCGCTTAAAATAGCGACTGCCCACATTACTTTACTTGTTCTTTCTTTGTTTGCGGAATGGTCTTTTTCTTTTAAATCTTTAATAGCTGGTAACAGTGCTAATGTACCAGCTATTGTCCAGAAATTACTCTTCCCATCAAAGTTATGTAACAACCCTCTCATTTTCCTCCAGTATTCTTTTCGCTTTTTCATGAGAGTACGTTCCGAAGTATCCTGTAGGCCATAATGTTCTTGGCTTTAATCTATCTTTGATAGCTTTCTTTCCGTCTCTACGTCTCTGTTTGTATGTTTCAAAATCCTCACCTTCGGCTCTTTCAAATACGAATATGTCATCCATAATTAGCAGATATATCTTACATCCAAATGGAATACACTTCCTAAAATCTCATCTAATTTGGCTCCTTCAGGGCTAATTTGAATCACTGCAATAAGGTATTTAAACTTACCCTTCTCAATTCCTTTAAGGAAGAAGTCTTTTACGAAGAACTTCTCTCCTTCTAAATGATGTAATCCTAATACGGAAGAACGTAACTCATGAGCTATTCCTACATTGGATTCAGCTTCTACGAGTAAATATCTTGAAGGCTCTTCTACGAGACCTGCATGGCCTTGTAAATTTGTAACATTAAATTTTATACTATTTTTCATCTTGCTCTACATTAAATTTTGATTCTTCGGTCACAACATAGCGTTGTACCATTTTGTTAAACTTGTAGGGACTAAAAGAAAAAGTCCCAAATCCAGGGATCATTACCCTGGGCAGCTCCTCTTCCGGCTGCATTGACAACGACATAAAATGAATCTTCGTTGTCTTAAACGGCGATACTGCTACACGACGAACCTCTTCTATATCCACGTCATGTTTTATCGCCAATCTTCTAATAATGTCCTGTACCTGATCGCTTTTCATTTTCCCTCATCGCACTTGATAAACGAGCGCTTGCAATGATTCTCTTACATTGATGTAGCACGTTGTCAGCCTCTTGTAGAAACTCGTGCTTAACACTATCTGGAACTTCATCCAGATTCATCAACTGCTCGTATTTGTTTGTTATATTCTCAAACGCTTTTAACTCAATCTTTACTAACATGCTCTATCTCTCCCTCTATAGTTAATTTCTTTTCAGACTCTTCTAAAATCATTGCTAATAATATAGCGTAGTTAGCTAAGTCTAATACAGAGTCTTTAACGCTTTCATTCTTAGGATCGTTCTTATTCTCAAGCAACACTCCTAAGCGTGCTACCTTTATTGCTATTGCATTTAAGCAGCTCAATTCTGGGCCTATACCATATAGTTTACCAGATACTTTAAAGTTAGATAATACATCTTGTTCTTGCGAGTAATCTGCTCTCTTTTTGTGCAATGTTTCTCTCATTGCATTTGTGTATCTTAAAAAACACAAATCTTGCTCTACTATCGTCATCCTCTACTTCTCAAATAAAACTTGCTCTATCAAGTTATTCTGTTTGTTGTCAACCCAATTAGCTAACGACTTCGCTTGATAAGCTACTACTAAAGCCCATACGGATACAACCAATGTGGCTATCATTAAAATATTCTTTACTAAATGATATTCTTTCTTTATATGATCCATCTATTTCTGTTTCAACGAAAAGATAATCCCTCCGTCAGTTTCATACTTTATGTCGTACACCTTGTTGATGATATAATCAACTATAAATCCTTTTTTCTTCAAAGAGTATAAAATCACTCTGTAGTTTGCCGCAGAAATATCATTGGCCTTTAGCAAATAATCAATGGCGTTGCCATCCATCCATTGTCTGTAATCTAAACTGTCCACATTACTCAAATGTCTCAGCTCTAATATCGTAGCAAAAACCATAGCTTCCTTATGTGTCATAGAAGCAAACGGCCTTATTATCTCAAAATATGTCTGATAATAATCTCTAACGCCATTAAGACTAATATTTAATATCTTCATCGTAATCTTCATTAAAAACAAACGAATATTCCGAGTCTTTAGCATCCTCTAACATGTCAAATATAGCCAGCATGTGTGGCTCTTCTAAACTAACCTCTGCATCATTTAGCTTGTCTAATAGATAGGTCTCATTCCTAAGACTAATCTTAATAGCAGCTAAATCTGCAGTGTTAATAACTAATAACGCTTTCATTCTCTTTATTTTGTGTGTAGCACCCTCGTTGCAAAAAATTAAAGTATTTAATTTCTGATACAAAGATACAACATTTTTTAACCAATGTCAAGTCTTTTTATAACTTATTTATAATTAATTTCATATCTTTTGGAGATTTGTCTTTTCCGCCAAAATAAAAGTTGGCATGAAACCAATACCTGTTAAAGTTATTGATATGTACAGACTCGCCCGCAGACACTATAGTCTCTTCTCCAATAATAACCTTTCCGTTAATATACTTATACGAGGCAATCCTAAATCTTCCCCTGTCAGTCGGCCTCCAAGCCAATCTGTCAGAGTTACCATGTACTCTTATACTCGTAAACCCTCCAAGCTTATTCCATCCAGTACAAGTGTACGGGCTGTACCACATAGACTCTGTAAGAGTGAATTTAAGCTGCGTAGTCTTCCAAAAAGCCACTACGGGGAAAAGTATTGGAAAGCTTCTGTGCCATCCCCTTTTAATCGTTTGTATCATAATTATAATATTTTATCAATTCCTATAAGACAATTTTGAAAAACTTCTTACCTTGTATTCCTAATACTCTCTGTATGTCATCTAAAGCCCATCCCTCTACGTCAGGGTTCTTTATTCTCCATACCTTAATACCTTTATCCAGAAGCCAACTATCCTTCCGCATATCTCTCCTCTTGCCGTGTAGAGACAAATGACTATCACCATCAATCTCAACGACAGTAAAATATTTTGGTAAGTAAAAGTCCACAATCATAAGCATCTTATCATCATAAAATACCTTCTGAAACTCATACCTAATTCCCAATATATCCAATTTCCTTCTAAACATATCCTCATGATATGTAATATTCTCTACCAATTCCTTCGCTCTCTTATCCCCTAATCTCCTATTCCTCTCATATCCCTTGTTTCCCATATACTCCTATTCTCTAAAACCACTACAGTTATTATATCTATTCATTCAGTAGCGGCTTACTTGACCTATCCAGTACCTATCCATTACTTAGTGAACATGATTCCAAAGCTCCCCACCCTGTGATTTGACCCCAGAAAAGAAACACTCATTCGAGTGATAGAAAAGATTAACCTTTATCAAATAATCTTTATCTTATTATTTATAGATGTGGAACCAGTTGATAACCAACGAAATACATCGTTACCAACTGGGCACACCTCAACTACCTGATCCAACAGCACGCCATTTCACTCATTTACTGCATAGAAAGCAAGTCTCTCATCGCGATAACACTACACAGAAGGGCACTGAAGTTTAATTTCCTCTATTCAAATAAATAATACTCTACAAAA